ATGAATATGAACGATGAAGAATTATTAAGAGAATTCGCAGTAGCTAGAAACCTCAAAGACACTACAAAAGAAAGCTACAAAATATACCTGAAAGAATACTCCACATTCAACCAAAAAACCATACAAGAACTATTAACCGAAGCAGAATCAGAAGAAGAACAAGGCATAAGATGGAAACATAGAAAATTAAAACAAAGATTACTAAAATATAGAACATACCTATACTCAAAACATGCTCCATCAACAGCAAAAACCAGAATATCCAAATTAATGTCATTCTACAAACATTATGAAATAGAAATACATCAATTACCACCATTCAACAATAAAAACAACCAGGAAACACACATATCCTTCAAAGACCTGCCAGACAAAGACATTATTAAAAAAGCATTGAAAATTGCAAACCCTCTAATGCGAGCAATGATTCTATTCATGAGCAGCTCAGGATGTGCTAGAAGAGAAACCCTAAACTTAACTATCGCAGATTTTATAGAAGCAACTAAACAATACCATAATTCAGAAGACATATACGAAGCATTAAACCAATTATCTAAATTAGATAATGTAATCCCCTCTTTTTATCTTAAAAGACAAAAAACCAACAAATTTTACACTACTTTTTGCAGTCCAGAAGCAGTAGAAGAAATCATCAATTACTTACTATCCTTAGATTATACATTAGAACCCTCACAAAAACTTTTCAAAGTCAATAATAGGCATTTTTACGTTTACTTTACAGAAATCAACGAAAGACTAAATTTAGGTACAGTAGGGCATCACAAACGTTTCCGTTCACATATGCTAAGAAAATTCCATGCAAGCCAGTTATATAATGACGGTATGAGTCTTGAAGATGTAGATAGTCTACAAGGAAGAGGAAAAGACTCCACCCATAGCAGTTACTTTATGGATGATCCAAAAAAATTAAAGAAAAAATACATTGAACATCTTGATGTACTTACAATAAATCTTGATGTGAATAATATTAATATTAAATCTCCAGAATTTGTGAAATTAGAAGCAGAAAATCGTGAAAAAGATGAAAAAATAGAAAATTATGAGAAATTAATTGAGGATATTGATGGAAGATTGCAAAGTTTGGAAAAAAGAAGTAGTGTCGAAGTTCGCAGTTATGATGATTTGTGGAAATAGAATTTTTTGGAGCATTTGAAAAGTAATGCGGATATTATACAATTTGATAATGTTTTGTGTTTTTGTTTGAACACGAAAATTTAAAACCATTGTGTTTTATTTTTTAATGCTGAACAAAAAATTACTAATTAATTAAAATTACTGAACAATTGTTTTTTATCTTAAAAACATGGTTGAATAAAAATATTTAAATAAAACCAAAAACTAAAATAAAAAACAAGAAAAAAAATTGATGTGATAAAAATGAATGCTCGAAAAATAATTACAGTATTCATATTCTTAATAATTGCAACAAGCACAATATCATTAGTAAGTGCAACAGCACCAGCACGATTAAATGCAACAACTGATGATACTATAACTTATTTTGGATATGATACTGCACCTGGAAAAGCAGGATACAATTACGGAATAGAAATCGGTGATGACACATACTATTTTGACTGGTTCGGTGAAATGATCATGTCAGAATATAGTCCAATGTTTAGTCAAGTATCTAATTATGATTTATCCAAAATGGATAATGATGTAGACATAAAAAATGCTTTTGGAAATACTGTAGGTGGTTTAAAATACGATACAAATGACAATGAATTCTTTGATTTTAAAGTAGATAAACCATTCAGTTTCACATGGCATGGTGGAGAACAAGTAGGATTAAATGATGATGCAAAAGTCATAGATAAAATTTATGATAGTAATGGGAAAGAATTAAAACTGTAAAAAAAGGATTTGTGTAAAGTATGTAGGGGGTCACAGAAGCGCCAACTTCTCATCCCTAATACTGGCTACAAATAAAAAAAAGTCTACTACCAAATGTGACAAAATTTTTAGTAACCATTTTAACTTTTTGTTTGAAGTTATATTAAAATGTTTACTAATTTTTTAAGATTTTTTAAAAAAATAAGAAAGGTTATTCTTTTTTTAATTTTAGCTGGATAATTTCTGGATTTTGAGGATCCCATTCCCAAATTACTTCCGCACGTTCAGAGATTTTCAATAAGTTTACAAACACTGAGGGGATTGTTGTAACAAGAGAAGCTCCCTGTGGTCTTACCTTAGTATTATATTGCATTTTCATAACCTCTTTTTTGTTGTTTTATGTATATATTTATGTGCTTTTATTATATATATTAGTTACTACTATAATTACATAAAGGTTACATAATAGTAACATTTATATATTCTAAAGTTCAAGTATTAAATAGAAGTTGAACTTCAAGAGCGCCAAATCTTGAAAAAAAATACAACTTTAAAAAATCCAAATGTGATAAAAATGACATATATCGTAGAAGAGATTGTCACTCCAGGTTACATTATTGACCGTGGAATATATGACAATCCAAAGGATGCCCAGTATCGGGCAATGGAAATCTTCGTAAATGAAGGTATTATTGAAGAAAATATTAAAATAAGGGAGGTTCCCTTATGAACGCATTCACTTTTAAAGGGGTTACTTATGAAGTGATCCCTAACGGTAATCATTTTACCGTAGTGAATGAAGATGGGTTCGCAATGGTAGGTGTCAAAAAGGAGTCTGATGCTGAAAAGGCTCTTAAAGAGCACGTCCTCCATTGTGAGGAATTATATAGGAGGAATCTATAAATGTCCTCTTTAACTATTTTTAAAGGAACTCCTTCTGAAAGGGAAGTCACTTCTGAAGAGGTAGAGAATCTTTATAAGCATGCTTTAGATGCTTTTGATGAATTAAATGTTTATAAAGAGGTCCATGAGAAATGGGGTGTTCAGTTATGAGTTACAAATACAACAACTCAATGCACACTATAGAACCTGAAGAGGTTGATGTTTGCTTCGATGAATTTGAACAACTCCTCCTCAGTGAGGATTATGAGTCACAAGAAGAACTCACCAATGAGCAAATGTTAGAATTTGCTCGGGCAGGAGATGAATATTATGGTGACTAGTGAAGAAATCACTAATATATTCACTAGTCTGGGATATGGTGGATGTTTCAACATTTATGATATCCCTGGTGCTGGTACAAAAGCAGCATATGACACTCCATGTGGGAGCATCGCTTTCACAAGGGAATTAAACAAGTATGATGCTTGTGTGAAACATATGAGGCACACTACCAGCATTGTGGTGTTTAACTGGGATTATATTGGAAAAGCAGCTTTGAAACTCTTAAACAAAACTTTCCGTTGTTTTTCTGGAGTACCATATGAAAGGAAAACATATTCATGGGAAGAATGGGGTGAAGCATGTATCGCATAATCCTTTCACTCCTTTCTTTTTTTGGAGGACATAAATCATCTCCTGTAAGATTGTATCCGAAACAATCTTTCAGGGAGAAATATGAAGCTGAATTAATATTAGGTGCAGGGGCAATGGTGATAATATTATTATTCCTCTTTGCATTCCTTGTAGTAGGGCCTATGGATCCTTACACTAACGGAGGGTTAGTATGAATTATGATCAGCAAACAGGTTTTACAATCATGCCTTAAAAATTGTTGAAAAAATGGGTGGAGATATTTCTGCCCACGGAAAATTACAAGAGGGTGTTTTCTTATCTGTAAGTGTGAATCATGACCGCACTTATGAGAAAACACGTGATATTATGGAGGCCTTACAGGAACTGTATGGGGGTGAAATCCAGTATTATGAATACTGGGTGTCAAAAGGTTTCATTCCACATAGTCAGGCCTCTTTGGAGAATATTGATGAAAACAAAGTATTGGAGATTATTGAGGAGGAATTTTAATGGAGCAAGAAATATTTACTGAAGAAATCATAAACAAAAAAGAGTTAATTTCAGAATTACATGAGATGGCTAATTTTTTAGACTCTCAGATAGATACTAAAAATCCAGAGGATTTAAATTCATTTTTTAGCATGGTTATAGATTGTATAATGGCACGCCAAAGGCTATTAGTTAAAGCATTGATGGAAGAGTTATGTGCTGAAAAAGATATAGATTACTCTGCATTTATGAGGGGTCTATATCGTGAAAAATGAATAACATTATGAGTTTAATAGGAAAGATGTTGTAAAAAAAGGGGGTTATTTTTTTATGACTATATATCAGAAAATTGCAGGGATTCAAAAGAATCTCCTGCATAAAGAATTACCTAAAAGTGGGTACAATAAATTTGGAAAATTCAAGTACTATGAATTGGAGGATATTTTGCCTGCAATATTCAGTGAATGTTATGAACAGGAGTTATTCATTGAGTTTTCATTTACAAATGATTTAGCTCAGTTGAAAATTAGAAATTGGAATGAACCTGGTGAATCTGTTATCACCAGTGTTCCTATGCCTGAAATAGTTGCTTTAAATAAAGGTATGAATGTAATGCAAAGTGAAGGTAGTTACATTACTTACTTAAAAAGATATTTATTAGTGAATTTGTTTCTAATTGTTGAAAAAGATGTTGTGGATTCTGATAATGTTAAACATGCTGCTTCTAAGAGTAGTTCTGCAAGAACTGAGAAAGTTGAGGCTACTGGTGCTGTGCAGAAAATCCGCGAGTATATTCATAAAAAAGACAGTTCACTGGAAATAACTCCATCTATGATTAATACTCATAGAATGAAGTTATTCAAAGATGGTGAACTGACCAAAGCTGAAAACAAAGAAGCATATAATTGGTTTAAAAACCAGGAAAAAGAGGTTGCTGTTTAATTATGGAACCTGAGGTAGAAATAATATTCATACAATTCCAGGCATCGGGAAATACTGGATCCAATACTGTAAACTGGGACAGTATGGATGGTTGGTGGTGTAGTTGTGAAGATTATTTCTACCGTCATCAAAAAGTAGGGAATTATAAATGCAAACATATTAAAAAAGCAGAAAAAATGTTAGGTGTAAGAGTATGAATACTCAGGATAATTTCCCTGAAGTGGTTTCTGGTAGGATTACTACAAGGGCGAAAAAGTTAATGGAAAAGTATGGTTTAACTGTACGTTTCTGCATTGAACATTGCATTGATATGTATGTGAGCAAACAAAATCAAAGGGTAATTGAAAAGGACCAGTTAAAAGAGGAAATCAGGTCTTTAAAATTAGATTTGATTGCAAAGGAAATGCAATTAGAAACTGTTATGAAAGAATTAGGTGATGATGGCAATGAGTGAAAAAATACAGGTTTCATTCATGGTTGATTCTGAAGTATGGAGGGAAGCTAAAAACAAACTGGGGACAACCAGAAGTGAGTTTTTAGAAGAGCAGTTAAGATTAGCTATTGATTTATCTGAAGATGAGGAAAACAGTTTGAGAAAAGAGATAGCTGAGTTGCAAAATGAGATTAATGCTCGTGAATCAAGATTATGTAAGATTCGTGCTGAGCGTTTAGAACATGAAAGGAGTGTAAATGTTTTTGATGGTGTGATGGGTACAGTTAATAGGATTGTGGATAAGGCTGGTTTTATTGGGAAAGATCAGTTGAAGAATATTAGTAAGCAGCAGGAAGTTCCGTATAAGTCATTGTTGGATCATGTTTATGATTTGGGTTATGATGTTCGGAATTATGGTTTGGTGATAAAATGATTTGTAAACATTTATGTTTACATTTTTCCGAAGAACCTGTAGGAAACCACGTACGTGCACGTACGTACGTACGTATACGTACGTAATTCACTATAAATATTTTTTAAATTGTAAACATTTATGTTTACAAATTTTTTTTAAATAAAAAAATATTAAAAAAATGAGGATGGAAGATTTTTATGATTGATAAAAAGTTGTTAATGAATTCAATTAAAGCAGAAACGGAAGAACTTGCAAATCAAAGGGTTAAAATTCATAAAGACTGCATGAATAATCTAAGAGATATGAATTATTCTCGGGTTATAATGGATAGTATTAATCTTCATGTTATTGAGGGGGGTATTCGTATATTTAATGATTTGAGTGAAATGATTGAAGAGGGTAACTTCGATCTGAAAATTCAAAATGGAGGGAATCATGAATCCGAGTAATTGGTTTAAAAATGCAGTTGAAACAGTGAGAAAGCATAAGCGGGAGTATCTGTTAAGTAAGTATGGTGTAGCGGAACCATCTCAAAGACAACCAGTCAGGAATAAAAAGGAGATCCAAAAATGAGTTTTAATGATATACTTGATGAATTAAAGAAGAAAGGAATTATGTCTGATGAAGGACTAATTGATTCTTATCTGTTCTGTAAACATGTTGAAGAATTATTTGGAAAATCATATTTAAAAGAACATAATATAGTGGTGGATGATGATAAAAAAGAAGTAAAACTATGTAAATAAAATGAGGGGGATAAAAAATGAAAACATTAGAATTTAAACCGTATTTCTTTGAACCTTTAAGAAGTATGGAAAAAAGGGCCACAATAAGGAAATCTGATAAAGGATTGAAAAAAGAGGATATTGTAGAATGTACAGTTAAAGGAAGCATTTTTTGCCTGCATCGAATAGTGCGAAGAGTTGAAGAGGTAAGATTTAAAGATTTAAATGAGAGGCATGCTTGGTTTGAAGGGTATAAGCATGTTGCTTTGTTGAAACATGAGTTAAGAAATATTTATCCTGATATATGTGATGATACTGTTTTGTTTCAGATTCTATTGGACATACCAACAAGGGGAGTAATTGATTTAAGATTCAGAGAGGAGTATCAATAAATGTATTTTTATGAAATAGAAGTCTATTACCCATTATGGGATAGTGAAAAGATTATAATGAGGCATGATGATCGTTTTGATAATCATCAGTTGAATATTATTGTACAGGAAGCATTTGATGAATGTATAGAAACATATTGTGATAAACCATTATTAGAAGATGGTGAGGAAGCTTGTAGAATTAAAGTTAGCACCATTATTGAAGAGTATCTTCCATTACAATTAAAAAATCATGGATTTAAGATTATTAAAATCTATGAAACTTGTTCAATAATGGGTGGGAGATTATTTGATAAAGGAGTATGTAATTCTGTATTAAAAAACAGATACGAGGATAAGATACTTCCTCCCTGCCGAAAATGTATAAGAAAAGAATATGTTGGGGATGTGGAGAAGTGTATTGTACCTAATACACGAAAAGATAATAGTCTACCTACTACTCGTGTTGTGAAAACAATACCTATCAACTTAAATGAAAAAGAAACAGATGAAACCAACATAAAAACACTAAAAACCTACTTTAACAAAAGAAATAAATCATTCGAAGACAAAAAAACAGCAGCCGAAGCCACCAACAACATCATTCTCAACAATAATAATATAAGAGATTTCTGGGTAGAATGGGGAACAATAAAAGAAGGAATACATAAAAAAGACATCTTATGCTTTTTTGACACAGACACCGATGAAGAAAAATTTAAAAATCTGTTTATAAATTATGGATTTATTCTCCAAAAAAGCAAACATGGTTTTTGGATAATTGGAGTGAAAGAATGAAAGAAGGGATATTAATTGAATTGTTGAAAAAAGTATCTCCAGATACAGAGGGAATGTGCCGTATCACAACAGATGACCTTGCACAATTAACAAATATGACTGTTGTGGACATTGAGGCTCTCGAAAAATACGAGGCATTTGTTTTAGAAACAAAGATGAGAATGATGAATATTGTAGATTATTAATAAAAAAAAGTAGGAGTAATAAAAATGATTAGAGAATGTATACATTGTAAAAAATCAAGAGGTTTGGGTTCTGATGTTTGGTGCAGTGAAGGACATCCTTATGAATCTTATATGCGTGAAACAGAATGCCCATATTTTGAAATAAACAGGAGGGTCAATAAAAATGAATAAGGAAGAAATTAATAAATTAACACAAAAGATTGAGTCTTGTTGGGATGAGAATAATCCTGGTGATGTAAGAAGTTTTGATGAAAGGTTAAAACAGAAGTTAACTCCTGAGGAGTATGAGTTAGTAACCAGTTGGAGATAATATGAGTGATAGATATACTATTATTAATAAGGAAGAACCTCATGGACAGAGTGTAGCAGAAAATGGAATTCCTTGCACTGCAAGACATTGTGTTACACAGTTAAATGGATTATTTTCAGATAATGAAAAGTTAGAATTAAAGATGATAGGATTAGAGAGCAAATTAAAAAGCATTAAATTTGTGTTAAAGTGTAGTGAGAGGAAATTAGATAAAGAATTATCTAAACAAGAAACACTTATTGGAAAGTTGGTTGTATATGGGGAGAAGGGATTGTTGGCTGAGTTAAAAGAAGAAATACTGGAGATAATAAATGATTGAAAAAAATGAGATGAGTAAATGTATGTATATGCAGTTGCGTTTAACTATTCCTGATTTTGAGAAAATACCTCAAAAATTAATTTGCAATGAAATCAAAAAAGCAGCAAGTAGAACCCGCCTCGTAAAGTATAGTACTTGGCGGGAAAAAGTAATGTATAATGGGAAAATAATGAGTTTCACAATGCTTGTTTTTGAAGTGAAAAAGAATATTTTAAGAAATTGGAGAGGGTTAAAATAATGGTGGGGAAATGTAAATGGTGTGGAAAACCATTCACAAAAACACACAACAGGCAAATGTATTGCAGTACTTACTGCAGGAAAAATGCCCGCAGGGAACAACAGGCAGGGTATAGTAGAACATATAGGAAGAAATATAAAGGTATGCTTCCAGATTCTACATTATATGGTTTAGGTAGTGGCAGGTTGGGTAGCCATACTTGTTATAATTGGCGGAAGGAGTATAAGAAGATTCAGAATGAGTATGTTTTTTTGAATATTAAACCAAAAAGGGAGAAACTGAAAACATGATATTTGGCGATTTAAATTTAGGAATTGATGAATTCTTTGTAGGGATGACTGGATCTAGTGACCCTGCGGCGGTTTTTATGATACGATATGATAGGAATAAAGGTAATACTCGGCAAATACTTGATTTTATTAATAGAGAGTATGTCGAAGAGTATTCTTATGATGTGTTACTACCACATTATGAAAGGACATATAATAAGGGACATGTTTCAGGTTTGAATATACGTTTCACTGAGGAGTTTATTAATAATCCTGATGTAAAATTATGTTTTAATGAAACGGAACCTTTTACATTAAAACATAATGATTATTTGATGTTTGTGATTTCTAAGGATAATAAGTTATATGTTAGTACTGTTACGGGAAAGGAAGCGAGATTTTTGGTTAATGAGAGGATTGTGGATTCTAGGCTATCATTTGATTAATTATTTTTCCTACTATTTTTTTTCTACTTTTTTCTTTATTTTTTTTGGTTAAAAATTCCACTTTTTTTGGTAAAAATGGGATTTTTTCTTTGATTTTTGCATTTTTTTTCTACTTTTTTCTTTTTTTCTTACTTCTTTTTTTTGGGGGGGTGTGTTGATTTATGGTGTTTGTTTTGTAGCCAATAAAAAAACACTTATTTTGTTAATTTACTTAGGGTAAATGAACTTTTTTTGTAATCTTTATTAAAAAAAGGTTAATGACAGTATAACCTGAAGACGTTGCAGATATAATAGAAAAGTAGTTTGAAGATATTGACTTTTTTTGGTATGAAATGTTGTCTAAAAATTTACAGCATAAAAGATTTTTAAAAGACTATTTTTTCTAATTGCTCACAGTATATTATGAAGGAGGGTTTAAAAAAAAATATTTTTTTTAAAGGGAAAAATAGTTGTATTTTTTTTGTCATATTGTCATTTTGTTAAAAAATATCACATTAAATAAGCATGAAATCTAAAATTTTTAAAAACATGAAACATGCAAATATTGAATGTCCAGAATGTAACTGGAAGAGGAAACAAAGGAAAAAACAAGAAAAACATTATAGGAATCATAATACATCTTGTTATATTAAGTTTCCTGAACCTCCTTTAACTGTTTTGGATGAATCTCGTGCAGAATATAATTGCACAAACTGCGGGTGTGTATTTCCCTTAAAAAAATAAATAATTCCTCCTTTTTTTAAAAGATAGAAATGTTGGTAGTAGCTTTTTTTTTTCAAATTACATGAATTTTTAGTACCCAATATAAAAGTTGAGGGTGCAACTCCCTCCACCAACAAATGTTGAGGTAGCCTAGTCTGGTAGGGCGTTAGACTGCTAATCTAATGATGTAATATCTCATGGGTTCAAATCCCATCCTCAACGTTTTTTAAAAAAATAATTTTTTTTTATATATTCATATTCATCATATTTTTTTCCAATCCCCCAAAAAAATGAGGTGAAAAAACACATGGAATTAAACAACAAAACAATCTTAATAGTTGGAATAATAAGTATTGCAATACTAGCATTATACTTTAAAAATAATGAACTAGCAGCAGCTGCATTAGGGGGTCTTGTAGGATACCTCAGTAAAGACATACCAACACAAGATGTGATAAACGATGAAAGAAGAGAATACTAAATCATATTGTATTCAAGAAGCCCGTATCAGCAAAATAGAAACACGACTAGACAACAAACACCAAGACCTACAAGAAATCAGAGATGATATACAACACGATCAAGAACAAATACAAGAAATACTCGTAGCACTAACACAACTAACTACCACATTAAAAGTACTACAATGGGTCATAGCATTCCTAGCAACAATAGCAGGAAGCGGAATACTCACAATGATACTAAAATAAAAGAGGTGAAAAAAAAATGACAAAACCATGGGAAAGACAAAAAGGAGAATCAAGCAAAAGCTTCGCATGGTTTGAAGTATACCTAGACCTAGGAGCAAGCAGAAAACTACCCAAAGTCATAGAAAAAATAGAATCCATGACTGAAAAGGACCGAGAAAGTAATGATTCTGCTGAAAATATTATCCCTTTACCTACATATGCCCAGTTGCAAAATCAGTCAAAGAGATGGCATTGGACGAAACGTACAAGAGCTTATGATAATTATTTGAGTAATTTGCGAAGACAACAGAAAGAAGAAGCATATCTTCAATCTGAAGATAGGTTGATTAAAATTGGTGAGGACCTGGCAACTGCTGTTGAAGAAGTAGTTGAAGATTTAAGGTATACTTCAGCTGATGAATCAAAAGCAACTAGTGTTGCCCATGCAGTATCTTCAGCATCAAAGGCTTATGATAATGCAGTTAAAAACATCAGGTTACTATATGGTCGTAGTACTGAGAATAAAGAAACAAATGCAGAAGTCAATCTAGGTGCAGAAGTAGATACTAATCAACGTGTTGAAGTAGATCTTACAAGTGATAGGTTCATGGAAAATGAGTTAGAATACATGAAAAAATTAATGGATAAAAAATGATTGCAACAAAACCAGAACAAGAACAATTTCATGGTCCTATGGGTATAGGTCGATGGAGTGTCTATATTAACGATGGTTTCTGGAAGCCGAGGAATTTTGATGTATTAATTATTGAATTGTTGCAATATGCTTTGCAAGGCAGAGTATCAAAGATATTACTGGGGGTCCCGTCCAGACATGGGAAATCTACATTAATTTCAAAAAACTTTGCTTCTTATTTTTTAGCACATTTCCCAAATGATAAAATCATTTTAAGCTCATATTCACAAGGCTTAGCAAGTGAATTTGGGGGGCAAGTAAAAAATGTAATAAACCATTATGGATACCTATCGCCTTACAATGTAAAATTAGCTACAGATAGTAAAGCTAAAAACAAATTCAACATTGACCATCCATACAGAGGACAAATGTTGGCTGTAGGTGCTGGTGGAGCAATACTTGGTTTTGGTGCAGGATTATTCATAGTTGATGATCCTATTAAAAATATTGCTGATGCAGAAAGTAAAGTCCTGCAACCAAAACTTCGGGACTGGTTCGAATCTACTGCAAAAAGCAGATTAGAAAAAAGAAGTAATGGTTTACCACCAATAATGATTGTAATTGCACAAAGATTACATTTAAATGATTTACATGGAATTATCCGTAAAATAGAACCAACCATCACAGCTAATGAAGCATTCACTATTTTAAGAAATGGTGGAAGTATTGACCCTAATGTATGGGTTGATTTGAATATTCCAGCAATATGTACAAATCCAGAAACCGACCTGTTAGGAAGAAAATTAAATGATGTATTATGGGATGAACAAAGAGATTACAATTGGTTAATGGCCGAAAAAAAATCAATGGGTAGCTATTTATTCAATGCAATATATCAAGGCGAACCACAGGAAAGAGATGGAAACATCTTTAAACGAGAATGGTTTGAAGACCCTGTTACTGGCAGATTAACCTGCACCATACCAGCACAACAAGTACCCGAAGATTTGCCTGAATTAAGGTATTGGGATTTTGGTGCTAGTGGTGATGATGGAGATGCAACTGCAGGAATGAAAACAAGTTATGATGGTGAATATATGTACGTCCTGGATCTTGTTAATGGAAAGTTCACCAGTCGGGATGTTTTAAAATATTTCATGCAAACCGCAAAAAATGACGGTAAGGCCTGCCGTATCAAAATAGAACAAGAACCTGGAGCGGGAAGTAAAACATTAATACAGAAATTCCGTCAGGAGAAAGAATTAAAAGGTTACCATATTCGGGGGGATAAAGTGAAAACAGCTAAAAATATTAGGAGTTTTGAATTAGAAGCATTAGCAGAAGACCGTAAAATATTACTTGTTCAGGCACCTTGGAATCAATTATTAATAGATCAATTAGTTTCTTTCACTGGAAAAGATGGCGGAACAGATGATATTGTAGATGCTTGCACAGGTTCTGCTAGACATTGGAAACGTCCAAGAAGGAGAATTAGAGTATGAAGAAAAATAATCGAAAAAGTGAAAGTTTCATAGTCACCGACACTGGAGAATGGGTAGACAGCACAATACTAGAAGAATACAAAATATCAGCAAAAGCAGACATGGATGCTGATGGAAGTAAACAAGTACATGAAGAAGACTGGGCATATGGAGATTATATTCTTGCACCGAAATATGATCCCAAAAAATTAATTGATGTACTTGATTTGAACAGTTATCATAGAAATTGTGTAGATGTAGTTGCCCGTGACAGTTCAGGATTAAATTACAGTTTCCAACCAAAAGAAGAAGGAAATGAAGAAATATTTGATAATCCTCTTGTTGAAGAATTTTTGGATAATATTAAGCCATCTATTAATACTTTATTATATCTGCGAATGTTTGACCGTAGAGCAATAGGTTACGGGGCTATTGAAGTTATACGTGAGAATACTAGTGACTCTCAGGTAATAAACTTAACACATATTCCAGCACATACTCTCCGCCGTGCAGCGGATGGGTATCGTGTACAGCAAAAAATAGGTACAAAAACCGTCTGGTTTGTCATATATGGTGGAACATACTATGGCGAACAGGTAGATGTGCATGCAGACACAGGTGAAATCTATGAATACAATACTTTACCTGAAAAAGAAAAAGCAAATGAATTACTCTGGACACAGGAATATGCTCCTGGAACTAATTATTATGGAAGACCTCCTATTGTAGGTTCATTAGCTGCAGTAGCAGGAGATTTGTCCCGTGCAAGATACAATAACAGTTTCTTCAAAAACTACGGTATGCCTACATTTGCAGTAACAATCACAGGAGATTTTGCAGATTACGAAAAAGACCCTGAAGATGAAGATTACGACCCAACTAAAACTTTAAAATATCAAATTAACCAACAATTGCAACAAGTTATCCGAAACCCTCATTCTGCAATGTGTATTACAATCCCTTCCGAAGGAGAAGAAGGAAATGTGGATATTAATATACAACCTTTAAGTGTTGAGCAAAGAGAAGCAGATTTCCGTTTATTCCGTACAGATAATCGTGATGAAGTCATACACTCACATCGTGTAGACCCATCCAGGATTGGAATGTATGATAGTGGAAATCTCAATGGAACTAATGCAAAACAAACTGATAAATCATACACAGTCAGTACAATTGCTCCAATCAAAGCAGAAAACGAGTATGATATTAACACATTATTAAAAAATGAATTTGATTTAACGGATTGGAAATTTGTACTTTCTGATATGGATCCTAAAGATTTTACAAGAGATATTGATGTTATTGAGAAATTGTTTAATATGGCTTCAATCACACCAAATCAGATTATTAAACTTGTTGGAGATAAATTCGGTTTAAGTCAGGTCACAGATAATGCTTATCTTGATGAATATTACTTGAATGGTGTTCCTTTAGACCAGGTTTGGCAACAAGCAGCACAAAATAATACGGAATATGCAGATTCAGTATTAAATGCGTTAAATGATGAAATAGTGGGGGAGGCTACAAAGTATGATGAAACAGAAGAGTCTGGAGAATATGGCTTGGATGTCCAGTACAGCACAAAAGCAGATACAACATTTTCAGACAAAATCAGACGAATTATCACTAGCAGAATCAAAACTTAAATTGAAAGTATCGCTCATTTTTCAGAAAATGCAGGATAATATTTTCAAAAATTTACGGGAGTATTATCAGCCAACCGTTTTATTTCAAGCTCATGTGGATCTTATTTTGGAACCTATCCATGAATTGCATAAATTGTATTATGATAATGTTCTTGAGTCTAAACAATTCATATACCAGAAAGGGTATGAGTTAGCAGAGTTAGAAGTGTTGAATAAAATACAAGAACATGTGAGTATGAAAAGTGACACTTCACCCATATTTCATCCAGAAGATTTAAGCAGTCTTTTAGAAAAAGACCAATTGTTTGGTACAAGTAAATCTGCAGCAGCGAAACTTGAAAAAGACACTTTCAATGCTTCACAAAAAACCCTAACAAGAGTAGATAAAGACATAAACAACATTCTAGTTGATTCTTATCAGGAAGGAGTAGGGTATAAAGAAGTTGGAAGACGATTAACTAAAAAATTTAATCAACTGAAAACTTTTGAAGCTGAAAGAATAGCTAGAACAGAAACACATTCTGCACATGAATTAGGAACAATGCAAGCATTTGAAGATTTGGATGTTGAATATTTGCAATGGGATGCCCATTTAGATAATCGTGTACGTGAAACACATGAAGAAATCAATGGTGAAATCATACCCTTAGGGGGAACTTTTAGTAATGGTTTAAAGTATCCAGGGGATAAAAATGGCCCAATTAAAGAATGGATTAATTGTAGGTGCCATGGTGTGCCGTATATTTTGCCTCCTGGGGCTATTGCTCCTAATATGCCGTATTTCCGTGAAAGTGATTTAATAATAGTTGAGAAATATACTCCCTTAAATTTTGAAAACAAACTGGATAATTCACATACATTAAATGTATCCGAATCTGAACTTCAAGAATTTATTATAAATGGTGAAAAGATTTCTTATGATGATATTAAACCATTTATGATTAAAAATTGGGAAAAAACAGCAGAATATGATAAAAAATATGAAAAATTATTGGATTCAGCAAATAAAAAAGATTTGAAACATGGAACTCATTTAGAAGATGAATATAAATTCACAGAAGAGATAATATCTAGTTATCATTATGATTATGATTATGAAAGTTTTAATGAATGGGAGGATATAAAAAAAGAGTTAATCCAAGATATATTAGAAAATAAAGGTACAAAAAATAGTTGGAAGATAATTGAACAACATGTCCAGAAACCATTTGATATTAATAGATTATCTCTTTCAAAACAAAGAGAGTTTGCATTTTACCAAATGAAAAAAGAAACAGGTACATTGTCTAAATCTCAATCAAAAATATTTTCTGAATTGAAAAAATTAGCTAAAAATAAAAGATATCATATTGAAATGAATAAATTAGATTTAGGTGATCCATCACAAAATCTTATAGTTGGGAAAGAATGGTATGCGAAAGTAAAATGTAAAGATTGGCATTTTGTTGTAGAGTTTGGAGAAGATGTATTAGATGATGTTTCATACAATCAAATACAAACAATAATACAAGAAGAACTACCTTTAAAAATTGGGCAAAGTATAAATAAATTAGTTATTAGTAATAAACAGCCTAAAGTATTGATGAATGGAGGATATGTTCGTGTTGGAGGATGGCAAGATTCTACAAATGGAAAAATTGTTACCTTTTTAGAGCATCCAAACAATTCTGATTATGATTGGGCGATAGATAGATTAAAAACTACCTTGGTACATGAAGGAATGCATAACATTGATTATGTTAATACAACTATTTTTGATTTAGAAGCCGACAAATATGTTCAAATATCAAGATTTGGAGCAATTTCTAATTCTAAAGCATATGTTGATGCTGTAAGAACGGATAATTTTCTTAGGCGTACTGGAGCTATAAAAATTACAGAAAGGCCAGAAACTGGAGCGATTAGAACAGTAAATCCACAAAGTAGGGATAAAATATGGGTGTCAGAGTATGCTGAAGGATATGCAAAAGGAAGATATGGTGAGGATTATCTAACTCATCCAGCATCAGAAGATTTAGCAGAATCTGGAGCAACTTATTTTGCGAATAAAGAGTGGTTCAGACAAAATTTCCCAACGAGATATGAAGTAATAGATAAAGTTTTAAATTCTGAAGGAAGAGAAGTTATTGATGAATTAGCTACTCAACAATCAGATTATAAATTTTTAAAATCAAATGCATTAACAAAAACAAAAAATAGAGTAACTAAATATTTCTCAAAATCAAGCACTCCTAAAGAACATGATAAATTTAAATTAACATCATCGCAAGAACGAAACTACAAAAAATTATCAATTAGAAAAGAATCATTAGGATTTTTAGATAAGAGAAAACTTGAAAAATTAGAAAATCAGGTAAAATTCAACACATTACATAATAAAAAATTAGCATCAAATTTAAGTTATGAAGAGAATAAACAATATAAACAATTATATAATCAATTTAGAAAAGAATTTAATCTTCCAGAATTAAAATCAAGTGAAAGAAATATTTTTAATGATTTATTAAACAGAGAATCTAAAAGAACTCAAAACAAGTTTGAAAAACATCTTGAAAAACTTAAGAACACAAAGGAATTCAAAACTGATGGAAAAACATTTATTAATTTTGCAAAAGATTCGGATGATAAAATAATTATTCAAGTAAATCTTCAAAATTTAAATAAAAAACAAAAAGAGATATTAAATAAATGGTCTGCAGATATTGATATTTATTTAAAAGATTGGTGTCATAAATCTACAAATCCCAATTATTTAGAAAAATATGTATCTAAAAAAATTACATATGAAGAATGTGATAAATTAGGTAAAGAATTAACAAATTTAATTGAATCACTATCTACTGAACAAACACTACAAGAAAACACAATCTTGTGGAGAGGTATTGGGATGAAAGATGAAAGAATGGATTTAAGTAACTTTGTTGTAGGTGAAAAAAGGAAATTTGGTGAATTTACTAGTACTTCATTTGATTTAGATACTGCAGAATCATTTGCAATGTATACTGATGATGATGAATTTGCAGGGTATATTCTCAAAATCCATGCTCCAAAAGGAACAAAAGGGGGAGCTATTGATGGTGAGAGAATAGGTAATGCTGGAACTGAATATGAATATTTATTAAGTAAAAATCAAGAATATATTACATTAAATGTAGATGAAAATTTAAGAATAATTGATATCTTGTTGGTGAATTAAATGGAAAATTTGAAGTCAAAATATATTGATTTGTCATTTGTGAATCAAAAAAAAGAAGAATTAATTAATATACCTGATTTTTTACCATGGGGGATTTCTTTACAATTTAAAGATAATCCTACTAGATTAAAAATTATTGAAGAAAATAATTTAAAAAGGGTATATGTATTAAAACATGTGAAACGTAATGAGTATGTTAAAATGCATAAAACTGATTTTTTCTTTCATGCTGAAGAATTAGTGAGGTTTGTTGAAAAGTATCCTCAATTTAAAGGAGTTCTCAAAGAAGAATTACTAAATAAAGATATCATAAACTATGAATCAATAACTGGTAGGAGTTTATTGGAGATTTTCAACAAAGAAGGTAAATACTTTGAAGATAAAATATATAATAAATAAGAGGTGAGGTGAAATGTCATTAATTACTTTATGGCAAAAACCTATTGAAGAATATGTATTGCCTGATGGAAGCTTTGTTTGTATCACATATTATAATGGACTCAGAGAAGGGAAAGCAGTTGATAGATTTCATGCAAGATATAGGGAAATTAAACAATATTTTGGTGATGAGTTAATAGATATTATTGTAGAAAAAAATCCTTATTATGATCCAAAATATTTTGATTCATTACAACAACACATTGAAGGGGGTTTTGATTTATGAGTAAACCATATATTCCTTATGAAGAAATATCTGAAAAAATACCTTTACCTAAAGAGAAATATTTATTGATTAAATATTACGCGGATTTGGAACTCAAACATCCAACGAATAGATTTTGTGACAAAATATAGAGAAATAAATGTTTGTAAAAATCATCCTAGCTCCTTGGCACAGAGAATTGTTATATTAAGTAGTAAATTTGAAGAAAATCCTTTTTATGATCCTACTTTTTTTGAGAAGTTGAAAAGTTATCAGGAAAAAAGATTTAAAGAGCTTCAAAATTCAAATATGAAATTTAATTTCTTTTAATTTTTATTTTCATTATTATTTTTAAATTCTAATCATTTATTTTCTAACACTTTTACCCTATTTTTCTACTGGGGGGGTTTTCTAATTGCTCACGGTATAGTATGAAGAAGACCCTCAAAAAAATGTTTTTTTTATTTATTCTATATGGATGAAATAATAAAATATTAAGAAGATTTAACGTCTATGCACTTTTAAAACATTTTATATGAGTTCTCAACATAGCTTATCCATTTATTTACAAGTATTTATTACATCGGTACATTAAAACATTAAAAACCAGTTTTTTTTATTGTTGATGCATTTTTTATTACCTCCGATTTTTTTAGTTAAAGAATTAAGGAATATGAAACACGGATCCATAAAAAAAGGAATATCATAACATGCTTTTTGAGGGAGCTTCTTCCACTATTTATTTTTATCATTTTTACTTATTTTAATCCAAAAATATGGGGTGTATTTTAAATTGTAAACCAAAAACACCAATCTGACCATCCAGTCTTAGTCACAGCACCAGTTCTCGTACCTAACATGCCTGACTGTGATTATGGGCGTGGAGAAGAACCGTTATCAGAAGAAAAAATAAAACACCTAGCCCACACCTTCCTGAAATATGGAGTAATTGAAAAACGCCACGAATCCCTGCAAACTCGTCAAAAAGTGGGGCATGTAGTGGAATCATATTTGTTACCTGCACCAGCTAGTATTAAAGGAATTGATGGGAAAACAAGGCAGTATCCTAAAGGTACATGGATTGTTACTGCTGAAATAACTGACGAACAAACCATCGCAGAAACACAAAAAGGAGTTTTCACAGGATTTTCTGCAACTACAATACCTAAAGAAGTTGCAGACAATGTTAGTTTTAAATCTAGTCAATGCTTACTTATCAAAGATATTCCAAATCCTGTGGGTTTTGCTGTAAGTCTTGTTGAAAAACCATGTGTGCATTCAGCGAAGTTTTGTAAATTGAAACACTCACAAAACGAGGAATCAAACATGAATGAAGAAGATAAACAATTTTTAAACAAATTAAAAGATGTTTTTAGTTTTAAAAGTGATGATTCAAGAGCCATCACTCAGGATGAATTAGATGAAACACTTGCTAGTTTTAAATCTGATTTTAAATCAGAGATTATTGCAGGAGTTACTCAAGGTGTAGCTCAAGCAGTAAAAGAAGCTTTAGCAACACCAACAAAGAAAAAAAATAAAAAAACTGATGGGGACAACGGAGATGATGAAGGTGAAGAAGTAGATGAAAACAACACTACTTCTAAAAACAATACTTCAAGTACTCCTGCAGATGAAGAAGGTGAAGAAGTAGATGAAAACAACACTACTACTGAATCTAACAATAATTCTGCTACTAATAAAAAGAAAAAAACCAAAAAACCACCAGCATCAACAAAAGGAAACAAAATCCATGACGGACCTCAACCAGTTTCCTACAAATCAGACACTCAAACCGTCTATGAGATAATGGGCCGTAACAACAGAGGCTCAAGAATACAAGAATAAAAAAAATGAGGGGAGGATGAAACACGATGGCAACTGAAGCAATTCTTAACGAAATCGTAAACCCAGAAGAATACGCAGTATTCAAAGGAATGAAAACAGACATGGAATCTGGAAAAGCATTATTAAATCCAGAACAATTAGGAAAATTCCTTAGAGAAGCACAAATCAACAACACAATACTCAATCAAGCTGATTTCCAATTGATGAAATCATTCAAAAAACAATTAACACGTGTAGGAATAAATGGAAGAGTACTTCAATCAGGTTACAAAGCAGATGGAAAAACAACCAATCCAGATTTAACTCCAGCAGATGTTGATTTTGATTACAATGAATTAGATGCTAAAAAATTAAAAGCAATGTGCAGCATCGAAGACGAGGAAAAAGAAGACAACATTGAAAAAGAACAATTTGAAAACACTTTACTCTCAATGATGGGTGAAAGAGTTGGTGAAGATCTTGAATTCTGGGCATTATTCGCAGACAAAACTGCAACTAGCAATAAATTATTGTCTACCACTGATGGGTGGATTAAAAAAGCTGGTGTTCAAATCAAATCAAAAGGAGCAGATTCCGCTAAAGGAGTATTTGATTTAAAAAACACTATTGAAGCAATGTTTGATTCAATGATTAAAAACATGCCTATTAGGTTCAGGCAGAAAAGGCCTTTACTCAAATTCTTTGTACCATTTGAAGTTGAAGATGCTTATAGAAACCTTTTAAAATCCAGAGGAACCAGTCTTGGAGATGAAACACAAACTGGATTTAACGGTTTAGCATACAAAGGAATTCCAATCGAATACTGTCCAACTCTTGATGCTGAAGATGGTAGAAGCTTAGACAATACTGCTACCAGTATTTTAACCAATCCTAAAAACATGGCTTGGGGTATCTGGAAAAACCTTAGTATCGAACCTGATAGAATACCAAAAGAAGAACGAACTGATTACTACTACCGTATCAGAGGAGATGTAGATTACTACTTCAGAAATGCTACTGTAACTGCAAAAATTAGTGCTGCAGAAGCAGAAAGTATTGCTGAACAATCCAAAGGATGAGTCGTATGAAAACTTGGGCAGAATTATCCACTGCTGAAAGAATGAGCCCTCGTAAAAGATGGGACGCCTTAGCAGAAGAGATAAACAAACTTAAAACTTCTGAATCTAACAATCCTGAACAGGAAACCTCAGGATAAAAAAAATATATTTAAAAGGTGATGAGATTTGAGTTATACAACCGTGAAAGAAGTACGACAATTAACAGGATTAAAACCATCTCAACTCCACCTTCCTAAAGAAGAAGGAGAAGAAAAATTAGAGGAAATCCTAAACACTTGGATTGCTCAAGCAGAGGATTTAATCAACAATTATTGCAATAACCCAAAAATTGTTGAAAATCCTCCATCATCTGTTTGTAATGTTTGCTTAAGACTTGTAAGTAACATGGTAGCCTTTGCAATAGCTAGAAGAGATACCCCAGTCATAAAAGTAGATGATTGGAACATTCAAATGTTATCATCAGAAATATTCAGCCATGATTTGAAAGAAGATCTCCAACCTTTCAAAATTGACAAATCTAATAATAGTCGTAAAATTGATTTTTTTGCAATTACTGGTGAGGGGATACGATGGTGAAAGTCACTATTACTTTTGACAAAGCTGCAGTTGAGGATATTCCTGAAAAAACTGAAGCTATCGTTAAAAAAGGCAAAAACCTAGTTGCTCAAAACATGATAAGAAATCTCACACAAAACAGTCCAGTTGATACAGGTAAATTAAAAGGATGGTTTCCGTACCGTAATGAAGATACCATGGTGGATATTCGTTCACCTGCAGAATATGCAGGATATGTGAATGATGGAACTGGAATTTATGGCCCTCGTGGACAATTAATCTACAGAAAAGACATTGGTAAACCGTTTAGTTTTAATGTAGGTGGGAAAATGGTTTTTGTGAGGTATATTAAAGGTCAAAAAGGCCAGCATTTTGTTGAAAAAAGTATTGAGCAAACATCACACAACATTCAAAGACTATTTAACAAAGCAGTGACGGATGTGATGGGCTAATGGCAAGAAACCAAAACCTGGTTAAAAGTGTGGACCTTGTAACAAAAGCAGTTAATGCATATATTACAAAAGAAAAGGAGGCTGAAGATGGTTTACTTCGAAATGTTGAGGAAATTATTCCTTATACTTATAATGATACTCCTATTGAACCTCCTTGTGTCTGGATTGTTCAACACCCAACAATAACAAGTCCAGAATTCAAAAAAAGCATTAACAATCGTAATTTCTTACAATCTACTTTTGAATTTGTATGTGTAGAATATGATGAAGACCTGCAAACATCAATTGAAAAAGGACAACACCTTGCAACACTTGTAGGTCAAAGTATCATGAAAAATTTTAACAAAATAGGGATTGGTGATGATGAAATTAAACATATTTTCACAAAAGTAGAGTTCAACACACTATATCCTGTAGGAGAGGTTTCTATTGCAGGTAAAGCAAAACGTGTTCCTGCTACTAGTATTGTTTTTGATTTTACATTTGAGATTGACTGGCTAAAATGCCACTAAAAAAAACACACAGAATAACTTTTTTTTAAAACACGAAAATGATTAGGAGATGAAGCGTAATGGGATTACGTATATTCGGATTAAAAATGGAAAACGAATATGGGGAAGATTGCGATTTTAGCAACTGGACTCCAGATTGGCATCAAGAAGTATCTTCAGCAGATTTCAAACTTGGAGATGATCCAAACCTCAGTACTGGGGGTTCCAGAATGTACAAAAGAGGTAGAGCTGGAGTAATGAAACCAGCTGGAACCGTAGAAGGACAAGTAGACATACCAAGAATAGGCCACTACTTCAGAGGATTTCTCGACCAATATAAATTCACTGCAGGTTCTGGCAGTGGAATGAATACTCATGAATTCTGGGGAGGAGAATGCACCAGGTTAGCTAGTTTTGCAGCAACACAAACCTATGATTTTTTCCAGAAACAAATAATCGGAGCAATGATTGATGCATTAAAACTTGAAGTATCTGATGAATTCCTTACTTTCAGCAGTGATTGGGTGTATAAAACTGAATCATCTGAAACAATTGATTCAGAAAACTATAATAGAGTAAAAATGGATGAAACAGACATTCCATTGATGTTCTATGATGTGAAAGTAAAACTCAACAATAAAGATCCTGAGGGTGTGCAAACAAGTTTCACATTCGAAGGGAAAAACAATCTTAATGTTGATGGAACTATCGGTTTAGGTGCACGTCATCCTCAAAAGATTGCTGTAGCACAACAAAGGGAAATAGACCTTTCATTAGTAACTACTCTTGATGAAGACACTATGAGAACCATTCTTGATGGGGAATACGGGGAAGTAGGTGCTATGGAACCGAGCAAATGTCAAATCTTGAAAGTTCCTTTAGAACTTACTGTTGATATTTGTGAAGATCCAGATAGAAAAATGATTATTTTATTCCCAGAATGTCTTTTAAAAGTAGAGTACGATTTCAGTGATTCTGACACTATTGAAACAACCATAAACCTCAGTACAATGGGTACTGGTGAAGCAACATTAAAAGACGGCAGTAAAGTTGTAACTGATATGTATGTTCGTATTGAAAACAAACAACCTGCAATCAAACCAGCAACAGTTACTAAAAAATCAACTGTAACTGCTAATGTAACAAGTGGCACTACTAAAGTTGAAGGTGCAACTGTTAAATTAACTAAATACACTGATTCAACTGAAACCTATTCTGAAACTACAGCTGCTACTGGTGTGGCAACTATTAGCAATGTACCATTAGGTAAATATAAAGTTGAAGTGTCAAAAACAGGTTATAAAAAATACACTGGCACTTATACTGTTATTGATGGAACTAATAATTTAGATGTGAAATTAATTGCATCTGCAGCAGGTTCATAAATGAACCTGCTATTTTTTTTATATAGAAACGTTAGGGAGAGAATAATATGGCATTATTAAACAAACAAAAAATATTAAGTGGAGTAAACGAACCAGAAAAAGTGGAAATCAAAGCATTAAATGGGGAATTATGGTTAAGACCGTTATCAGGCTTTGAATTAAGTGAAGTAGAAGATATTGAAGCAAAAGCCATTGGTGATTTTGAAACTAATGAAAAATCACAAAGACAAGGTAAAAGATTAGGCAAATCTGAAACATTATCTAAAGGGAAAATTAATCTTTCAAAGGCGAATCAAGCTTCAATGAATGCTAAAGTCACAATGGTTCATATGAGTTTGGATAATCCGAAAAATGCGGATGATCTATGGAGTGAAGATGACATTAGAATGTTAAGACGTGATGCATTTAACGAAATTGTGGATCATGTAAGAAGATTATCTGGTGAGGACATCACTAAAGGTGAGATTGAATCTTTTCCTGAAAACGAATGAAGGTAAAAATATTATCTGGTTAGATTACTGTGGCTATCATTTATGCGACAGACAATCTGATTTAACATGGTATCAAGAATACTTCATTGTAAAAGGCAGAAGCAAACTATATGAAGAGATGAATAAAGTTAAAAAATAACACTATATTTTTTTGGAGGGTATAATTCAGAAATATAAAGAAATTATTTTATATTTTTTTTAAAGGAATTATACCCTCCATTTTTTTTTATTTTTAAACAAAACTAAATCAAGGAGGTGAACACACAAAATGGTATCAGACAATCTCGTGAACATAATCATCAAAATACAAGATGAAGCAAGTAAAGTTTCACAAAAAGTAGAAGAACAAATGAGCAAACTAGGTGACACAAGCAGAAATGCAATGAACATTTGGTCAAGAGCAGCAGAACAAGTATCACAATCAATGGATACAGTTCACAAAGCATTAGACCGAACACGAGAAAAATTCCAAACTTTAAAAAACAAAGGAGCAGATGCCTTTAACATGATAAAAAATGGAGTTAATTCTGCTGCAACTAGTTTTAACAATTTGATATCAAAATCCAACACTGCAACATTGATGATGGAAAAAATCAAAAGTGTTGGAGAGCGTGTGAAAAACACTTTAAACACTATTAAATTACCTTCAAGCTTACAATCAAGCATTTCAAGTGTAACACAAAAATTTGAAACATTAAAAGGTTATGCAGGCAATGCTGCTGAAAGTATTAAAAATCATTTTACAAGTGCTGCTAGTGCATTATCACAAAAATTCGAAACAGCTAGTAATAGTATTAAAAATCATTTTGAATCTTTAAAAGGTCATGCACAAATATTAGGCAACCAAATCAACACCACATTAGGCTCAGCTTTTGACAAAGTAGCTTCAAAAGTAACTACTGTATCTTCAACTATCAAAACAAAATTATCATCAGCAGTAGACACCGTAAAAGGAAAAGTAGGCCAATTAGCACAAAGTTTTCAAGGAATGGGAGGATTAGTTTCATCATTATTCGGAGCTTTAGGAATGGCGGGAATAGGTCAATTAACTGTCGGTTTAGCAATGACAAGAGAGCAAATGACTAACTTAATGGGGGCTACTATGGGCAGTACTCAAGCTGCTAAAAGTTTTGTAGGTGTTATGGACAAAATGACAAATAATTCATTAGTATCTCTCAATGACTTGGGAACTGCTATGAACACTATCAAAATGTCTACAGGAATGACAAATGATCAAATGAAATCTTTTGTAACTACTGTAAATGATGTAGGTCAAAGAGCAATCCTTATGGGAAAAGATTCTACTGAAGCAATGACCTTGATGCAAGCAGCAGGTGCTGGACTAAATGGGGAATTTGATATTCTTAAATCTAATTTTGGTATCACAAAAGATAAATTAACTGCTCTTGGTTGGAGTGGGGCCGCAGATGATGTTAAAGGATATCAGGAAGCATTAGATAAAGCTTTGGCTGCTGGGGGGAATATGGATGATATGATGAACACCACTACTGGTTTAATAAAACAAGTAGAAAAAGGATTCACATCTGCAGGAAGACAAATAGGTGAAGTATTCGCTCCATTTATTCGTGAAGCTTTACAAGGCATGATTAGCTTAAAAGAATCCTCTCCAGAAGTTTACAAGATTTTAATTTTGATTGCAGGAGCAATTAGTTTATTTGCAACTGCTGCACCTTCAATATCTCCAATTTTAAGCACATTTACAACATTAACAAGTATTCTTGGAGTTTCCTCTGGGGCATTACTTGGTATTGCAGGATTGCTGATTGTAGTTGGTTTGGCGGTGTATGAAGCAGGTAAACAGTTTGGATGGTGGAATAATGCCACCGAAATGATTGGGGCTGTGGCTGATGGAGTACGTCGTTTATGGGAAGCATTTAGTAATTCTCCACAAGTAAAAATTCTTATAAATGATATTAAAACAGCATTTCAAGCAGTATTGCTCGTTGTTGGAGCATTAATCTCTCCATTGGGAATGGTTTTGAATCGTAATGATAATGGAACAATAGATATTGTATCAAGCATTATTGGATTTTTCAAAGCATACGGTGAAGTTCTCATAAGAATTGGCGAAATATTCGCAGGTTTAATCATTATATGGAAAACAGGTGCTGCAATATTATATACTTATAGGACAGTTACTGGAATATTTCAGGCATTAAGTGGGCAAATGACTACTTTAACTTCAACTGCTCAAAAAGTAGTGAATGCTGTGAACAACCTGAAAGGAAAATTACAGCAAATTAAAGGTGGATTTGACACTTTAAAAAATGCAATTACTAATGCAAAAACCACTCTTGTTAATTTTAAAACGAAATTATCAAATTGGGTTACATCAGGTATTGATTTAGTCAAAGCCAAGTTTGTTGCTCTTAAAGACAAAATAATTCTAGCAAAAACAAAACTGTTAGAATTGTGGGCTACTATGAAAGCTACAGCTGCTGAAAAAATAGCCGCATTATCCACAAAGTTCAAAACATTAGCAGCAAGCATCAGCCTTGCAGGAATCAAAGCAAAATTATATGCTGCTTATCAATGGTTAGTGAATGCTGCTACTGCAGTATGGAATGTATTATTATCAATGAATCCCGTAATGCTAATTGTTATAGCAATTATAGCATTAATTGCAGCATTAGTATATTTGTATAATACAAATGAAACTGTTAGGAATGCGATTAATGGTTTATGGGAAGGCATGCAACAATTAGGCCAATATATTTATAATGGTTTGATTCAAGCATGGGATGCTCTTGTAAGTGCATTACAAGGAGTTGCTAGTTTCCTTGATGGATATATTGGTAATGCTATTCGTGGAATTATTGCATTATTAAGTGGTGATACTCAGGGAGCATTACAATACTTCACCAGTGCATGGAACACATTAATGGACGCATTAGGTCCTGTTGGTGATTTCATACAAGGAATATTCTCACCAATAATTCAAGGATTAATGGATTTATTAAGTGGAAATGGGGATGTTAATCCAGTTGAAAGCATTACTCAAGGATTCCTTTCACTTATGGAGGCATTAGGTCCTGTTGGGGATTTCATAATGGCAGTATTTGCTCCAGCATGGCAACTTGTACTTGATATTGTAACTCCATTATTCAATTTATTCATGCAACTGGCAACAATTTTTAGCCAGTTGATTACTGGTCAAATAAGTCTTCAACAAGCAATTGCTTGGGCTTGGGCAGCTATTCAATCAACAATCAGCACAATATTATCAAATGTGATTAATCGTGTTGTTAGTTGGGCTCAGTCAATGTGGAATAATGCAGTTAATACTGGTAGAAACTTCCTTACAGGAGTAGTTCAATTTATCCGACAATTACCTGATAAAATAAAAATGTATCTTTTAGCAGTTGCTGTAAGAGTAATAACTGCTGGTGCTCAATGGGTAAGTAATGCTAAAACAAAAGCATCACAAGTAGTATCTGGAGTAATGTCATGGATAAAGCAATTACCTCAAAAAGTATACCAAGAATTCATGAATATTGGTTCAAGAATATTGTCTGCAGGTTCACAATTAGTTGAAAAAGCAAAACAAATTGGTAAAAAAATTGTAGATGGAATGCTTTCAGCTATGGGTATTCATTCACCAGGTACAATCCAAGAAAGCGTTGTACTCGAATTTGTAAACATGATTACTCGTGTGAAAGATCAAGCTCGTAGTGCTGGTGAAGCAGTGAAAAATGTTGCTCAAAATATGATTGATTCCTATAAAAAACAAAATCTTGATAAGGAATTAACTGCACCTGATTTGGTGAATGCTCAAGGAGGTTTCCTTGGTGATCCACTTGTAGGTACTGCTTTAGATGAGTATGATACTACTCATATTGGTCAGGAAATGGATGTTACTCCTACTATGAATATGGGTGAAAATAATCAAATAATGGATAATTATGCATTAATGGGTCAAAATGTTACTGGTATCTTTGATTTGATGAGTACAGATTCAACTAATGCTTTAAACAGTTTGACTTCTGCAAATACTTTAGCTTATGACACTATAAGTGCTACTGAACAGCAGAAAATGAATTTCATGAGCAATCATATCAGAAATAGTATGAATCAAATCTTGTTAAACACTCGTATGGGTATGAATAATGCTTTAAATACTACTCGTACAAGTTTGACAAATATGCAAAACAGTACTACTCGAACTACTCAGGCTATGACTCGTGCTTGGAATACTATGAAAACTAGTATAATTGCAGCTGCGAATAAAATTAAAACTGATGCAACAGCCCACTTCAATAAATTAAGCAGTACTATCGGAACATTCTACCGCAAACTCCAAAATCCAAGCAATTGGGGTGCGGGAGGAGGCACAGGTACCCCCTCAAGTGTTCGCAGAGTAGGACATCGCACAGGAACAATGAAAAAAATAAGGGACATTATGCGGGAAGAAAAACTTCCTTCAGCAATGACTTATTACCAAGCGAGAAACTCAGCATACAATAATCCAGCAATTGGAGATTATATAATCCGTGATTCCACTACTGGAAAAATACCTACTGCAGATTTAATCCGTAGCAAACTTGAAGGGGCTGCGGGAAGCTGGGGAGATACAGTTGCACCTAATGTAAATCACATTAAAAAGACAGCTGGAAAATGGGATATGAAAGGACCAGCAATAAAAACTGGTGCTGGAATAGCTCAAACTGGATTAGCATTTAAAGTTCGTGATTTTGAAACTGGAACACCAAACATTAGTTTTGACTCCTTTGTAAAAATGGCAGAAGCAGTATTCAGCATAGTACCCTACGATCATTATTATGATAGTGAAAAATATGGGTCCTGGCAAAATGCTATTGCTGCTGGAAAATGTAATTGTAGTGATGGAGCAGATGCATTATTAGCCTTAGCTGCAACCTGTGGATTTAGTGGCAGTAAAGTTCATGGATATTGGGGTAAAGAAGGTCACTTTTGGACAGAAATCAACGGTAAACATATGGATACAACAGCATTCCAAAAAGGTTATGGTTGGAGCAGTCCAAAAACACATGCTGGACCATCAAGTGTCGGGCATCGTGCTGGAAGAGCCTCTCCAAACAGTTTGCTTGAAGATTTTGATGTTGTTAAAGAATTAAACAAAAACAATAATGAATCCAATAAAACGGAAACTAATGAAGAAAACCAAATAATCATCGTATTATCTGGTGAAACAAAACTCAAACACGAGTTCATCGATTTACCAGACACAGTTTCAGAAGAGGAAATTGTAAGGTTAATAAATGAAGCACCTGAAGATGCAGGTTGGTTAAAATCATTAGTGCAAAATATGGATTTCCAGGAATTGGATCGTAAAATTAAATCTAAATTACAATTCCGTGAAAATCGTGCACAAGGAGTATAATAAATTATGAAGAAGATAGAAGTAAGACCAGAAAAAGTAAGGGGTATGGGTAACCTTATCCCTCCTTTATCTGTTTCTGATTTTGAATTAAGTGACTGTATGATTCATGAAGAAGACCCATTTAAAATTAATGGGCATTTATTCAATCATTTCAGTATTGATGTACCTGTTGTTCCTGTAAATCTTGTGTTAAGTACGGATGTTGCAACTATTTATCCTGATGCAACTACTCCGAATATTGCAGTTATAACTGCAACACTTACAGACAGTTCAGGAGCACCTGTTTCTAATGTTGATGTGTATTTTCAAGAGAATAACTCTCGTATTGGTACTGCTTCAACAAATGCTCAAGGAATATGTACTTTGGAGTACAGTAGTAGTATTGGGGGAACACATACAATCAGAGCATACACTACAAAACAAGCAAGATATAATAAAAGTTCAGCTGAAATCAATGTAAATGTATACATACCAACAAGTTTAACTTTATCTCCTGCTTCAAAAACTGTTAATACTGTTGATGTAATGTCTTTAACTTCAAAAATAACTGACCAAACAGGATTACCAGTACCTAACAAATTAATTAATCTTTATTATTTAGACAAAGTGGTAAAAAGTGCTAGAAGTGATAATCGAGGAGTAGCTACATTCAATGTAACTTATCCTGAACTGCGTAGTGCAAAAACAAATACTGTTATATCTGTAACTAGCGATAAAACAACCTACTCTGTTGGAGATACTGCTATTATAACTGTCACATTAAAAGATGATGATGGAAATCCACTGTCTGGTAAACTTATTACAACTAATATGCACCAAGAAAAAACTACAAATAGTGAAGGAAAAGCAGTGTTTAATATCTCATATTCATCTGCAGTAACAATATCTTTTAACTGCTCATTTGCAGGGGATTCTAATTATAATGAATCTGCAGCAAGCATAAGTTTAGAGTATATTGAAGCAGCACCTGAAATTAACATTTCTGCAGACACTTTAGTTGGTGAAACTGGGGATACAATACAGATAACCGTGTCTGCAACAGGAATACCTCCACAAGCCCCATTATATCTTGTAGAAGATGGAAAAGAAACAGTCACATTAGACAGTAAAGCATATCCTGATAAAATGAAGTATACTTGTACTGGAGCGGGGGATGTCAAGTTAAAAGTCAAGTGTATATTGGGAACGAATGTTTATTATTCTAATATACTAACTGTGGAGGATTGTTTATTCTATGACACTATGACCAGTGAATCAGACAGATGGGTTAGAACAAGCGACATTATCGTAGATATTGATTCAGAAGGTACTAAATTTAGTACAAACAGTAATTCCGAACAACAATATAGATTACCAAGCAAATACTTCACTCCACCATACACTATCGAATTCGACTGGGTAGATGGAGGAGGAAACCAAAAAATGGCTTTAGAACTATGGCCAGATACCAAATATTCTGGAGATACTTGTTGGTATGGGAGTCATTGGGATAGTGGAGCAAACAAATTCATAATCAGTACATATCCTTCAAGCACAAGCTCAAGTAAAACTGAAGCAAACATAACACGAGATATTAACCCTAATGACCACTTGAAGTTCATTGTAGAACCCAATAATGTCAAATTATACCAAAATGGGGAATTAATATTAAGCAAATATCAGAGTAAAACTTGTGATACTCAATATTTCTGTTTTTACACAAACAAAAATAGGATTCAGAAGGTTAAAAACTTTAAAATCAAACATTATTCTGAATAA